AGTTCAATATATGGAAAAATATTATACAAAGATGGCAAACCTGTCATTGTAAATTATGATGATGCAGACAAATTATTACAACGGTTCACTGGTTCTAGTGTGTGGAAATTACCTACTGGACGTTATCTTATTAAATTACCAGAAACTATTAGTAGTCTTGAAGAATGTGATTGCGAGATTGTTGGCCAACCACAAGCACAATCTTATGCAATGGGTTCACGCTATAGTGAAGAACCTCGTGACAATGAAGTTCATATGGCCCGTGCTGATCTTTATCGTACAGCAAAGTTAGCAATCATGTTGCATGAGATGTTAAAAAATGTTGGCGAAGAGCGTGGACTTGATGGATGGGTGCAGCGCAAACTAACCCGTGCTGCAGATTATATTGAAAGCGTATTTGATTATATGGATTATGAAATGCGCTATCCAGAAGAAGAAATGATGGAAGACCCACAAGTACCAGGTCAATTACAACCGCCACAGGGTCAACAAACAGGAACACCACAGCCTACTACCAATAATGGCACACCAGGTGCTGCACCAACAAAACCAGGTGTAACACAAACACCTGGTATGGTTAAGATGGCAAAGATTGACCCAAGTGGTAATATTCAAGGTCAGGCTATTATGGTACCAGCATCACAAGTTGCTAGTAAACAAAAAGCAGGTATGCGTGTAATCGGTGAAAATGCAAGTGGCGGTGCAAGCAGTGCTGGTGGTATTGCTGGTGGTGCAATGAACGGTGGTGCAGGCAGTAATAATGTTGGTTCACTATTTGGCGGAACTTATAATCAGAAAAAGAAAAAACGTAGTAACAAAATAGTAGGTGGTAACTAACATGAAAGCCAATGAAATTATTCTAGAAGCAAGTAGTTCAGCACAGCAAGCAGCAATTGCTATTAATATGAAAAAACATGGTAAGAAACCAAAAAAAGTAAAAGAAGTAATTCTTGGACCCAATGACCAACCAGATTTGACTGGTTCATCAAGCAGTTCTTCATCATCTTCTTCTTCATCATCATCGCCTTCGTCATCTGCAAGTAGTTCAAGCCCAAGTATGCCAAGTGTTTGGGATAATACACCTGCCATGTTCCAACCTAAAATGCCAAAGGCAAGCAATCCATTTGAATCACGAAAAAAACGTGTTCGTGAAGCAGATGAAACAGACACAGTTAGAATGGATATCCCGCTACTACTACGTGTGATGGAATATGCTCGTGAAGATGCCAAGGAAGATGTTGATCTGCATAATGCAGTAGAAAATATGGTAAATCTATCACATAACCATAATTTTTTATGCATGGAAAATTATGATGATATTGTTGCCGATCATTTGGGCGAAGCTAAACGAATTGCTAGAAAATCAGGACAACCTGCCAAGAGTAAAGCACACAGTGATTTATATACAGATGAAGAACCACGTGGCACTATTCATGGACTAAAGTTTGCTACAGTAGAAGATGCAAGAGCAAGTGTTGCTAAAATTAAATCAAGCGGTCGTAGCCATGCTCACAAGATTCAAGCAGCAGTTGCCATGGAGCAACGTGCACGAGCCGCAGGCAAAACATCAGCCGCTGCTGTATATCGTTCATACATAAATGGTGCAAAGAAAAAAACTGATGAAAGTTTGGCAAATGAGAGTTGTCCACACTGTGGTGGCATGATGGTTCATGAATCCAAGTTAAATGAAAAGCAAGATGCTTGCTATTATAAAGTCAAGAGTCGTTATAAAGTATGGCCAAGTGCGTATGCAAGCGGTGCACTAGTTACTTGCCGCAAGAAAGGCGCAAAAAACTGGGGTAATAAATCAAAATGAGCGATATGGATTTAAGATATTTTATAAATAAGATGGATGCTATTATACTTGGTGAAGAATCAAAAGATGAAACGAAAGATAGTAGTGAAGTAAAAGTAGGAAAGTATCAAACTCGTCATTTTGATATGTGTCCAAGTGCTACCAAACTTTATAAAGATATTAGTAGTAAAAATGTTGATATGGGTATAGCAGAGCGCACTGCTAAAATGCAAGACCTATTATTTTATCTTGAAAAATATGCTAATGAACGTGGTAGTATTGAACCAGAATTTGCAACAATGGCAGAAGTGCTTGGTGAGCAAATTATGAATATGGCAAGCATGATGGATTTATATGACGAACATCATTATATTATGGATACACATGTAAAAGCAATTAAGGATTTAGTTAAGTCATGAAAGCGGAAGAAATTCTTGGCGAGGCATGTTGGAAAGGTTACCATAAAAAAGGCATGAAGAAGATGTTTGGAAAAACATATCCAAACTGCGTCAAGAATGAAAGCGAAGAGATCAAAGAATTTATCGACGTAAACAAAACACCAGAAAACTTTGATGTATACACAGATAGTTATGGTGCTGATTATGATTTTACTGTTAGCGAAACCAGAATTGAAGTTACATTTAAAGAATATAATGAAAATTATTATATATTAGCATTTGAAAATAAAACGCAGAGTAGACCAGATACTCATGCTGCAACTGGCACTGAAAGAGATACTGTTTTTAAAATATTCAATGGTGTTGCTTATTGTTTAAATCACTTTATTGCAAGACATCCCAAAACCGAAGTAATCGTCATGGGTGCAAAATCAAACGAACCAAGCAGAATCAAGTTATATGATAGGGCAGCAAAATTCTTTGAGCAGATGGGTTTTAAGGCTATAACTGATCCAGTCCAACAGAAAAAAATTTTTAGCGATGATAGTTCAGGTTACAAACTATACATATACAAGAAAAAAATTGCTACAGAAATGACCACAGAAAACACAGAACTGCGCTGTGATCCGATTACAGAAAGTGTGTTGCTTGAACAAGTTGATTATTGCATGCACTGTGGCAATTTAGTGTTACCAGAAGCTAGTGGCAATCTTCACAAATGGTTCAAGGACAAGTGGGTTAACATTGGCAAGAAAGTAAATGGCAAGCATCCCCCATGCGGCACAAGTGGCAGCAAGAGTGGATATGCCAAGTGTGTGCCAGCAGCCAAGGCACGTCGTATGAGTGCATCCCAAAAGAAAAGTGCAACAACTCGCAAACGCAAGGCACAGAATGCAGCAGGTCGTGGTGGCAAAGATACAGGTGGCAACGGCAAGGCACCAATTCGTGTGAGCACCAAAGCAAAATCATAACTACTATATGACCAACTTTTCATGGCAAAAATTTCCAATTAAGACAGCAACTGCATGTCAAAGCAAATGGGCATGGAGCACCATATCTTTAGACCATGGAACAACTTCAAGTTGTTTTCGAGTAGAAAAATTAAATTTAACACCAGATAACTTTGACAACTTTCACAATCTTCCTGAAAAAATTAGTGATCGGGAACGTATGCTTCAGGGACTATGGCCTGATAATAATCGATGCAACTATTGCAAAGAAATAGAAAATGCAGGCGGGTATAGTGACCGTATGCACTATAATAGCATAGGCGGTTATACTCCCAAAGAACTTAAAAAAGATAAACAAGCGACCACAGTAACTCCAAAAATTGTTGAGGTATATTATACAAATGAATGTAATTTAGCTTGCATTTATTGTGGTGACCGATGCAGTAGCAAGATAGAAATAGAGAATGATCGGTATCTTGGAAAAGATAGACCAAAACCATTTCACTCACCTTTTAAGGAACAGTTATACCAAAAATTTTTGCTTTGGTTAAAAGAAAATATAAAAGATTTACAACGATTAAACTTGCTTGGCGGCGAAACATTTATACAACATAGATTATTAAATGATATTATATCAATAATAGATGATAACCCTAATCCATTTTTACAATTGAACATTGTAAGTAATTTTAATGCTCCAAAAAAATATTTTTACAAATATATTGATGCAATTAAAAAATTATATGATTTTAAAAAAATTGGACGACTTGATTTAACATGTAGTGTAGATTGTTGGGGGGCAGAACAAGAATATATTCGTAGTGGATTAAACTTAGAATTGCTTGAGGAATATCTTGCATACGTTGCTGAACAAGATGAAAAATGGTTGTATTTGGGCGTAAACTCTACTATTACTTGCATGACTCTTAAAACTATGCCAGAATTAATAAGAAAAATAAAAAAATATAGTGGCAATAGACAAATTCACCATACATTTGAGATATTATTAGGACATGAATATCAAAATCCAAAGATATTTGATTATTCTTTTTGGAAAAATGACTTAGAAGATATTATAAAACTTATGAAAGGGAATAGTTTTGAATCCATTGAACTTGCAGAAAGAATGACGGGTTTACAAAAAATGTTACAAGCCAATTGCAAACAAGATAATGAAAAAATTACGCAGCTTCATGCGTATCTTGATGAATTAGATCGTCGTCGTGGAACCAATTGGCGTCCACTATTTCCTTATCTAATCGTCTAAATAATATAACAGGATTTATAATATGAGTGACATGCGTTCCATAATTGAAAAACTTACTGCCATAGCGGAAAACCGCCTATCTGTTGGCGATGGTGTATATCTAGAGTTTGGTAATATGCTAGAAGTAGATACCGAAATCATGGAAATGAGTGGCGACAGTATCACTCTACTTGGCGATGAAAGATTGTTTAAGGTATTAGAAAGTTTAGAAGAATCAGAAAGCAAGCATGGTTCACCATATGATCGTGGTCGTGCTGATTCATATTATGGTCGTAGACACAATCCACATAAACTTGTGCCAAATGCACATGGTGGACACGAACACGAAAAATTAACTGACTCACATGAAGTAGAAGCATACTCCAAAGGTTATCGTGAAAATACTGATAGCAAAGATTACGGTGAAAGTGTCGAGGAAGGTGAAGTAGTTTCGCTACAAAACAATCCACAAACCTTAAAACGATTGGTAAAAATGTGGTGGAATGGCGATGAAGGCAAACATGCCCAAGCCGCAAAGATGCTTGACAATATGGGATGGGATGTTGAAGAAGAAGATGATGATGTTGTTCTATACAAGGGCGATCAAGAAGTTCGTTTCTTCATGGATGACCTATATGAAGCAGAATATCACGGTCGTAAAGTTGCACTTGGCAAGCCAATGCGTGGCGATGTAAAAAAATTCAAAGTATTTGTTAAAGACCCAAAGAGCGGTAATATCAAGAAAGTCAACTTTGGTGACCCTAATATGCGCATCAAGAAGAGTAATCCAAAACGTCGTAAGAGTTTCCGTGCTAGACACCATTGTGAAAATCCAGGTCCACGCACAAAAGCAAGATACTGGTCTTGCCGCAAGTGGTGATTTAAATGTTATTAACAGAATTATTTGACCTTGATGAGGCGGCTGGCGTAGGTGTAGTTCCTGCCAATAAAAAAATGGCAAAAGACCCTCGTTATGCTAATGCACTGACGGTTGATATTCATCCAGGTGAAACACAAAAGCAAGCAGCCAAGTTTGGAAATCGTACAACAAAATTAGGGTTACCGCCCATAATGAGTCCAAGTGGTAAAGTTACAGAAGCAGCAATGAGCACTACTATTCAAGGACGCCATCCTATAAGTGCTGGCGCTCGTGGATTAATGTCGGCTAGGTGGAAATATGACACCATCGTTCAAGGCAGCGATATCAAGAATATGATTAATGCAGTTGAGAAACTTGCAAGTAGTCTTGATACTTTAGAACGCACAGACTATATAGGCATTGATAGCATGATGCAACAAATATGCCGTGAGTTCGAGGCTGATCCAAAAGACCTACATAATTCATTTATTGCCAAATATAAGTTGACACCAGATCGTTTTGCTGCTAAATTAAAGCATGATCGTCAAAACCGTCCTAAATCCGTCTAATACAACATTTGCACCACCAATCGGTGCTACTGGTTCATCTACAACATATACAATTTCTGGTGGTGGAGGCGGTGGTGGTAACGGCGGCGCTGGATATCTATCAAATACTGGTTCTATGAACTGGTCTACTGTAAGTCTAACTGGCAAAGAATTGCAAATTATACCACATGGTAACGGTGATGCAATTATTAGAACCCATCATAATGAAATAAATCTTGATAAATTATATAAAACTGTTATGATGATTGCAGATAAGATGATGATTATCGCAGATGATCCATATTTTACCCAAAAGTATCCTACGCTAAAGGACGCTTACGAACAATACCAAACCCTATTAGGACTTTACAAGCAAGGAGAAGAGATTGACAACGAGAAATTTTAGTGCGGAAGAACGCAACAAACTTAAACAACTAATGAGCGAAAGCATGTCTGTAATGACCGAAGTAGAGGTTCTGACAGGCGGTCTTAATGATACTATTAGTGCGATTGCAGAAGAGATGAATCTTAAACCAAACCTACTTAAGAAGGCAATTAAGATGGCACAGAAACGTGACTTTGATAAGGCTCGTGAAGACCTTGATATCATTGAAAGCATTCTTAACAGCACCAACAACTTGGATATCGAATAATCAATCCCAATAAGTAATAATATTATAAGATTTACTCAAAATTTGCTCACGTAGGACAGTTAATTGGTATATTTCGCCAAATGTTTTTCCTAATTGAGTATTAAATCTTTCAGGCGGATATTTTTCTGGATTACCATGCCAATATGAACCATAATATTCATATACAGTGTTGGTTTCTGGATTATATCCGTCTACAATATAATTTTTTTCATCAATTGTGATTTTATATTGTCTAATTGGAACATCGAGAGCATCTAGCCAGTTTTTTTCTTTTTTACTAATATTGCCTGGTTTAAGATTTTCTAATTTGATTAACATTGCACACTGTGGACATCCACCGTTGTTTAATAAATGTCTTTCAGCGATTGTAGTAAACACGGTGTGTTCTTTGCATTTTATAATTATTGGATGTTTAATTCCTGCAAAAACAGAAATAATTTCATATTTGTCATTATATTTTTCTTTGCTCCTAACAATATATTGTTCATGTGTTAATGGATAATTGTGCGCACATTTAGGACAACCTTGTCCTTGTAAATGCATATAAGGCAATTTATTAAATTCACCATGTTCTGGACAATCTATAATTATATTAGTATGAGAATTTTTGTATATGACCTTATCATAATTAAATATATTGCCGTGAATTTTTTTTGCTTTTTCTATAAATTTATTAAATCGGACCTGTTGCATTTTTTTAAATCTTTCAAATTGAGAACTAGATTGATTTATTGACATTTGCCTATATTTCCTGTAAAGTGCATGTACATAAGTATTTATAAAAATTGGAGAATTAAAATTTCATACGTTGATGGGCTATTAGATCGACAAAAAGAAAAAGTATTCGTTGTTGAGCGAATAGATGGTAAACGCATCTATAAAGATTATCCAATAAATTACGTATTTTACTATGAAGATGGCAACGGGAGTTTCAAAAGTATCTATGATACTCCTGTGCGCCGTGTATCTTGCCGCAGTAGTAAAGATTTCCGCAAGGAACTTGCAATACACAGTGGTAAGAAACTATATGAGGCTGATATTAACCAAACATTTCGTTGTTTGGCTGAAAATTATCTTGGCAAAGACTCACCACAGTTACAAACAGCGTTCTTTGATATTGAGACGGACTTTGATGGTGTCCGTGGTTACAGTACCCCAGATGACCCATTTACCAAGATTACAGCAATCACGTTGTATCTGGATTGGCTTGACCAACTAATTACACTAGCAATACCACCAAGTTCTATGAGCATTGAAGATGCCAATGCTGTTGCTGCCAAGTTTGAAAACACATTTATGTTTGAGAAAGAAAGTGAATTATTACTTACATTCCTAGAACTTATTGATGATGCCGATGTGTTAAGCGGTTGGAACAGTGAAGGGTTTGATATTCCCTATACTGTTAACCGTGTTGCTCGTGTGCTAAGCAAAGATGATACTCGTCGTTTCTGTTTATGGGACCAGTTTCCCAAAGAACGGGAATATGAGAAGTATGGCAAGTTAAGCAAGACATTTGACCTAGTTGGACGAGTTCATCTAGACTATATGCTGTTGTATCAAAAGTATACATATGAAGAACGTCATTCTTATAGTCTTGATGCTATTGGTGAATATGAATTGAATGAGCGTAAGACTGCATATGAAGGGTCACTTGATCAATTATATAATCGTGACTTCACGACATTTATTGAATACTCTCGACAAGACGTTGCACTGCTTAATAAGTTAGATAAGAAATTGCGATTTCTTGATCTAGCAAATGAAATTGCGCACGATAATACCGTATTGCTGCAAACTACAATGGGCGCTGTTGCGGTAACGGATCAGGCAATCATTAATGAAGCACATCGTCGTGGCATGGTTGTTCCTAGCCGCCGTCCACGCAGCGAGGAAGTTAACACACAGGTTGCTGGTGCTTATGTTGCATATCCAAAGAAAGGATTGCATGATTATATTGGTGCTATCGATATTAACTCACTGTATCCATCTGTAATTCGTGCACTCAACATGGGACCAGAAACCATTATTGGTCAACTACGTCCTGTCATGACGGATGCGCATCTTGCCGCCAAACTTGACGAAGGCAAAAGCATTGCTGCTGCATGGGAAGGTTTGTTTGCTTCTATAGAATATGAAGCAGTGATGCGGCGAGATATTGGCACCGAAATTACTATTGATTGGCAAAACGGCAACAGTGAAGTGTTTAGTGCTGCACAGATATATGATATGATCTTTGACAACTATGCGCCATGGGCATTAAGTGCCAATGGAACTATCTTTAATCTTGAGCATCAGGGTATTATTCCAAGTTTGCTTGAGCGTTGGTATAGTGAGCGAAAAGAACTGCAAGCCAAGAAAAAAGAAGCCAACTCCCCAGAACAAATTGCTTATTGGGATAAGCGTCAGTTGGTTAAAAAAATTAATTTGAACTCACTGTATGGCGCTATTCTTAACGCAGGTTGTCGTTTCTTTGACCAGCGAATCGGGCAAAGCACCACGCTATGTGGGAGAACTATTGCTAAACATATGGATGCCACCGTTAATGAACTGATCACAGGTGAGTATGACCATATTGGCAAGTCCATCATCTATGGCGATACGGATTCTGTATATTTTAGTGCTTGGCCAGTTATCAAGGACGATGTTGAAGCCGGTCGCATGGAATGGAACAAAGAAATCTGTATTCAACTATATGACTCTATTGGTGAAAAGGTTAACGAAACATTTCCAAAGTTTATGTATGAGGCATTCCATACTACACCAGAACTTGGTGCTATTATCAAGGGCGGTCGTGAACTTATTGCATCAAAAGGATTGTTTATTACAAAGAAACGTTATGCGGTTCTTATTTTTGACCTTGAAAGCAAACGGCTTGATGTAGAAGGCAAAACTGGCAAGGTTAAGGCGATGGGACTTGATCTTAAACGGTCGGATACTCCAAAGATTGTGCAAGATTTTCTTGCTGATATATTAAAGAAGGTGTTGGATGGTGCGCAACGTGAACAAATTATTGAAGAAGTTCGTCAATTTAAATATATCTTTAAAGAATTGCCAAGTTGGGAAAAAGGCACACCAAAGCGTGTTAATAGGCTTACCTATTATGGTGCACTAGAAAAGAAGCAAGGCAAGGCAAATATGCCAGGTCATGTTCGGGCGGCGATAAACTGGAACAATCTCCGCAAAATGCACAGCGATTCTCGTTCAATTGAGATTACCGATGGCATGAAGACTATTGTGTGTAAGTTGCGTGATAATCCACTTGGATTAACTAGTATTGGTTATCCAACTGACGAGTCTCGTATTCCGCAGTGGTTTAAGGATATGCCATTTGACCAAGACCTAATGGAAGATACAATTGTCACACAGAAGGTAGAAAATCTACTTGATGTGCTAGACTGGGATATCACTAATACAACCAATATTACCAATACGTTTACCAGTTTGTTTGAGTTTGAATAATGAACGCCGTACAGATTCAAGAAATATACAATAAGTTGCATGAATTAAAAGAGTTTTACTCTTCATACGGCAGTGCGTTTGATAATCATTCAACTGTATGCAGTTCATTTGAAACGTTAATAAGCAATATGGAAAGCAATCTATCTTCTGCAAAAGGTCAACTTTATGGAAATAGTGCAACACTGCTAGATAGGTTATTGCGACAAGATTTAGAAGCAAGAAAAAATTTTGTTGCTGTAAACAAACTACACGATGAGGATGTTAACAATTTATCAATGGCAATGGCAGCGCATGTAGGAAATAATGAACCAGCGTTAGAATTGTTTCCTGGTATTGGGCAATTTTTACCATTTGCTGTTGCCAGTGAACCACTTTATATAGTTGACCGCTATATGGAAATATGCGAAACTGCTGGTGATTCTTTACAAAACGATTTCTATAAGAACCGTAGACTACGAAAATATACTACAAGCGGTTATGATTTGTCTGCACTACCATATAACTCATTTGGGTTGGTATACTGCTTTAACGAGTTTTACTATGCTAACATAGAATATATCTATAGTTGGGCAGTTGAAATCTTTAACCTATTACACAATGGCGGTAAATTTGTTTTTAATTTTATGCCAGATGATCAAATATGGGCACAAGAAGCAAATCTAAAACTTGATTTTAGCAGCATTGACTATAAAGAGTTAATACGTAGACTAATAGAATATGGTTATGAATTAGAAAACTATAAAATACAACCATTTCGCAGTAGTTACATAGTAGTTAAAAAACCAGGCGATGTACCACCTAGAGTAAAAATAAGTGGTAGCAGCGCAGAAATAATTGACATCTGACAAAACATCGGTTATAATCAAAGAAAAAGCAAAGGTGATACATGAAAGATTTTCTTACAGATATTGTTGCACATACTCAAGCACTTGGTGTTATTGATACGATCAAGGTTACTGGCACAGACCAAAGTACAGTAATTGAAAGCGTTAGCGATGACCGTAGCGTTATTCTTAATGCAACATTTAATACAGCAAATGCCGCATTTACGGGTGTATTTGGTATGACAAACTTGGCAAAACTTAATACTATTCTTAATATTCCTGAATATAAGGAGAATGAAAGAATTGGTGTAGTAACACAGCCTCGCAATGGTGAAACGGTTCCTGTTGGACTTCATTTTGAAAATGCAAGCGGTGATTTTAAAAATGACTATCGTTTCATGACAACCGAAACTGTTAATGAGAAGTTAAAGACTGTAAAGTTTAAGGGTGCCAATTGGAGCATTACCATGCAGCCAAGCGTTACTAACATTCAACGCCTTAAGTTCCAGAGTCAGGCTAACAGTGAAGAAAAGATGTTTACTGTCAAGACCGAAGGTACCGACCTAAAGTTTTACTTTGGCGATCATTCTACCCATGCTGGTAACTTTGTATTTCAGAGTGGCGTTAGTGGTAAACTCTCCAAGAATTGGTCATGGCCAGTTGGTCTTTTCCTATCCATTCTCAATCTTTATGGCGATAAGAGCATTCAATTTAGTGATGATGGCGTAGCCAAGATTACGGTTGATAGCGGTCTTATCAAGTATGAGTATCTGCTACCTGCAAAGGCATAAAAGTGGAACACAAAGACCTAAAAGTATTTCTTTCTTGCGAATGCAGTGATCCCGAACACATAGTAATTGTCAGTGTTTGGGATTGGGATGATAGTCATCCAGACTTTAACATCTCTGTTCAGGCAAGAAATTGGAAACCATTCTACAAGCGTGTGTGGGCAGCATTAAAATATATTTTCGGTGCTGATCTTGTATGGGATGATGTGCTCGTAGATAGAAAAGATATTCCTAAACTACAAGCAGCAATTGATCATTATAATAATTTACTTGACAAAGAAAAGAAACTAGACTAATATAATAACTATGGCACTGGCAAGTCGTCCATAATAATTTTAACTTCTGAAAAAAGAGAAATCAAATGATTCGTAATTCAACTGTAAATCGTGTATTCAATGACTTGGATGCATATCGTAATTTCTGCCGAGACTATGGATACAAGTTTGATGAAAGTGATCTTTACCGTAGAAACACACCATACAACCAGTTTGATAAACTGCGTCGTGGTGAATATGTAAAAAATAATTGGGATGTGGATGCCGCTGTATTACCAGAGCGTCATCAGTCAACTGCTCATTAATTAACGAGACTTTGCCAGTGCCAAACCTAGATGTTGCAGTCTACAACAAAGACGAAAATAAAATAGCAAGATTTCCACTTGTATCATTGAGAAATTCAGCAAGATATAATTTGTGGAATAAACGCAATATAGCGATGCAGCAATCAAAAGAAATTTTTAATCGCTATGGACTGCGCAATGGTCAAGATTATGTTTTTCTTCAACTTGACAATGGTCAAGAATTGCCTGTTATGTTTGCAGATGAAAACCATGTAAGTTTTTTTATGTTGGCTTATGAATGTCAAAAAAACCCTTAATACTTGAATTTCCAAGCAAATTACTTACTCAAAGACCGCCATCAAACAGTTATGTAATTGATCCTGGTGATTATGTAGAAGGTGGTGCGCTTAACGCTAACTATCAAGATGTAGAGGCTGCTTGCATTATCTGTAATGCTATGGGCGAAGCAGGTTACAAATATGGTGTAGATTTTACATTTTTAACTTGCGGTTTAGATAGAGTTCATATACAATTTCATAATAGTGAAGCAGCCGCATTTGCTGCCATGCGATTACCTATGCAAAGAGAGAAGTATAATGATTAGTGAAGAAAAAATTTGGGGACATTTTACAGTCCTTTATGATCTTAGAAATGTTAAAGTTAAAGAACTGGTTGTTAAACCAAGCCATTGCTTGAGTTATCAAAGACATAGCAAGCGTAGTGAGTTTTGGGTAATTCAAAGTGGCGTTGCCAGAGTTATAAAAAATGGCAGTAATGTTTTAGAAAACGACTACAATAGAATTTTACAGGCAGGTGAAACCATTTCAATTCCAGTTAACAATTGGCATCAAGTAATCAACATTGGCAAGGAACCGCTTGTTATTATTGAAACGCAATATGGCGAGGCATGCGAAGAAGATGATATTGAAAGGCAATTCCAATGAAATTTTTTGATAAGTGGTTTGCCAAACAAGCAAAGAAGGCTTGGGATGCAGCACAAAAAGAAAATAATTTAATATATGTTGACTCTCAAAAGCAAATAGGAATAAGCGGCGGACCAAATAGAATTGATGTTAATGGTATTAATATGAAACTGTATGTTGCCAATGGTGGATATATTGTAGATTTTCATCGTTATGATAATATCAAAGATCGTGGTTTTAATGAACTGCATATTATCAATGATGGTGAAGATTTAGGTCAGCGATTAAGCGAAGTCATTGTTCAATACATTATAAGTAATCACCAATGACCGAAGAAGAATTTTTAGAGATTGATATTACGCAAGAAGAAGTTGAGTATCTGATACTAAAATACATCAGAGACCAAACTGCACTGGGCAGAGATAAAATTCCTATTGCTGAAATCTATGAATATCTGGAAACCGATCCACCAGAAATGGAAGAATTGGAAGAAACCTATGCAGTTCTAACTAGAGATGCAGAGAAGGTTATTGCGGAATTTGAAACAAAAAATAGATTAAATTAGCCCTTGACAAACCCGATAAATATGTTATATTGGTTATAGTCAATTGGAGAGAACCACTATGCGTAAAACCCTAGCAATCCTACTCGCAGCCGCAACATTAGTTTCCGCAACGGCAGCCAATGCTGAATGGCGTGATCGTCGTGAATATGGTCATTATCATGGCGGTGGTGGTGGCGGTGGCAATTGGGTTGCTCCGCTAGTCGGTGGGTTGATTGTTGGTGGTATTCTAGGCGGCATGGCGCAACAGAACCAACAACAGTATTATGGTCAACAATACTATGGTCAGCCATATCAACCACAGGTATTCTGCCGCATGGAAGCAGTGTTTGATCAATGGGGCAACTATATGGGTCGCCAACGTCGCTGCTATCAACAATAAGGTATAAAATGGGATTCCTTGACAAACTATTTGGTAAATTAACAAACAATGACGCTAACGCCTCTGCTGTAATTACAGAAAGCGTACCACTAGCCTCTACTCAAACTAGCACAAAACCTAAAAAACCTCGTATACCAAAAACAAAAAAAATTGTTGAGGAAACACCTACACCACAAGTTGAACCAGAAGTTCGTGTTCTTAAGTTTGACTTTGATCCCGCTAATCCACAAGTTGGCTCTATGGAACTTGATTGGAACGCAGAGTTTATTGAGATGCTGCGTCAACATGGCTATAATGGTGTCAATCCCGAAGCACTAGTAGATGCATGGTTAAATGATGTTGCTCGTAATATTCTTGCAAGTAATCCACCACCAGCAAATCCACCATCCACTGATGGTGCTCGCTATGTAAACCGTCGTGATGTAGGCGATGGTCGCAGCGAAATAAGTTAATACTTGACAATCCTCCAATAAGAGACTATATTAGTATTATGAAATATCTTCTTGTAGATACAGCAAATCTATTCGCACGAGCACGTCATAGTGTTCCCCGTGGCGCAGATACATGGACCAAACTTGGTCTAGCCTTGCATATTACATTTACAGGATTGCTCAAGGTTCATCGGTTGCATAAGCCTGACCATATTATCTTTGCACTTGAGGCCCGCAGTTGGCGCAAAGATCACAATACAACCTATAAGGCAAATCGTCAGGTAGTCAAGAACAAGATGAGTGTTCGTGAAGCCGAAGAAGATGCAGAGTTTTGGGCAGTATATGCAGAATTTACCAAGTGGATTGCTGAACGCACCAACTGCAGTGTTATTCGTGTAGAACAGGCAGAAGCCGATGATGTTATTGCTCGTTGGACTGCCCTACATCCTAATGATGAACATATTATCTTTAGTAATGACAGCGATTTCCATCAGTTGTTGAGCGATAAGGTTACTATCTATAATGGGTTAACCAACAACTATATTACCCTAGAAGGTTTCTTTGATGACAATGGCAAGCCAGTTGTTGACAAGAAAACCAAAGAACGCAAGACTGTTGGTGATCCCAAGTTTGTGTTATTTGAAAAGTGTATGCGTGGTGATCCTACTGACCATATTATGAGTGCGTATCCTGGCGTTCGCAGCAAAGGAACCAAGAAAAAGGTTGGGTTAGAAGAAGCATATGCTGACCGTAGTCGCAAGGGTTATGCATGGAATAACATGATGTTGCAGCGTTGGGTTGACCATAATGGTGTAGAGCATCGGGTGCTTGACCGCTATGAAGAAAACCGTATACTAGTTGATCTTACTGCACAGCCACAAGAAATTCGTGATGCTATTGATGCTGCTCTTGTTGCAGTAGAACCAAAGACCAAATCGCAGATTGGCACACAGTTGATTAAATTCTGCGCAAAATATGAACTCAATCGGATAAGTGAAAGTGTTACATCACTTGCTGATATTTTAAGTAAACCACTTGTAAAGGAAACCGCACATGCGTGATTTTTTTGTAAAATACTTTCCATGGATAATTCTTACAATATTTTTATTTGAAATTTATGAATATTGGAATATTGACAAAGACCGTGTATTAATGGATATTGTTGCTGCTATTGGATGGGCTTCATTCATTGAAGTGCGCAATGAATATAATTCACTTATGGATATGATTGAAGGAAAGATTAAAGATGACAAAACTCAAGGCTAAAAATATTGTAGAAAACCGTTTTTGGATTATTGAAAACGATGCAGGTGAACGTATTGGAAACATTGCGCAAACCAGCAGTGGTGTTCGTTGTACTGTCAGCGATGTTGTAGAAACGTTTCCTTCTATGGCAGAAATGGTAGAAAAGAAAAATATCTCTATTGTTCGTAGAACTCGTGAATTAAAATCTAAGACCGTTGATGGTGAAGTTTATGGTTTCCCTACAAATCATACGCCACATAATACACTATGGAATGTAAAACTTAAACTTCCACTATACACTAAAAATGATAAGAGTAGTTCATTCTATTGCGCTGGCTATTATATCGTCAAGTATAACAAACTATTTGTTGGCGAGTTTATGCCTAAACTTATTACACTACAACGGTATGAGTATGAGGGTCCATTTAAGACCAAGTTAGAACAGCAAGAACGCTTAAGGTTATCAAACAATGAGACAGCCTAGTACGCATTATATTCGTGAGTTTGTCAATCGTGGTCAAAATGTAAACAATAACGGTTTAATTGTTGATAAAGAAACCATTGTAAATGTTACCAGAGAACTAACCGATTTGCTAGCGCATCTCATGGAATTGCAAAATGAAATTGCAAATTTGCGAGAAAACGCAGAAAATGCAATTATTGAAGTGCAACTTGTAGGTGAAAGTTTTTAATACCCCTATATAATTAGATAAATAATTATGTATGGATACAATCAATGAGTAGACCAAAGCCAAATATTCTATTAGAAGTTACTAATAAGGCAAATTACAAGAGTGATCAAATTCTAGCAAGTGAAGGAATTTGGGCGATATTCTTGGATAACAAACCTATTAATTTTAAAACAACAAGTATGCTTGCTACTTACGCTGGTCCAAAGTATAAGAAAACAAGTTTTTCCAATCCTGGTCATGCTATCAATCTTTGTAAGAAACTTAATGTTCAATTTAAAACCAACAAATTTAGTGTGGTATTGTTAAACAGTGGTTCAACAATCTATCCAACATAGCCAAGTGTTACAAAAATCTAAACAAGAGTGGACGCACGAATTATATCATCTTGCTCATGGCGAAGATGCGTTTGTTCCACATATAAAACAAAAAAATATCTATATTCTTTATTGGTATAATAACAACAAAAATTTTGGATACAGGCTCAACAATACCGCATTTGAAATGATGCGCAATGCTGGTTATAAATTTTACGAACATCATATTGATAGACGAAAATATCAGGTCAATGGCAAAGAACTAGTGTTAATGGATCGTTATCATGCGCATCCTTGGTTTTACCAAATGAGTAAGGGTGAATTGTTTTTAATGGACAGCGAACTCTCTATGATGTTAGAACTTTGTGGCGGAAATTTAGGGCAAGCCATTCAAAATATGTCTTGACAGATATATAATCCATGCTATATTCATAATATAAGCAGTGGAGAAAGGCGATGCGCAGCGCAGCAGCAAAAGAATTAGCGAAACCGCTGTACCGTCAGCGAATAGTTCTTGCCAAAAAAGGCAGAGGCAGTTATAATCGTAAGAAGCAAAAGGAAACTAGCAATGACTGACATGATTTCTCTCAAGGATGCTATGACTGCCGCCGTAGCCGCCCAACGGGTTAATGGCAAGTATATCAAGCGTTATGATGCCAAGGAAGGTGAACTTTCTAATGGTGTTCTCATGCGTGAATTTCTCAATCCAGAAATGGTAAACTTTAGCCATTTGTCGCAAGATATTGAAGTTGCTGAACAAATTTTGGAATACCTTGACAGCAAGATGATTGAACTTATTGCTGGCACTCTCCATGATTATTGGAAGAATCTTGTCCTATTGACAGAACAAAAAACGATTAATGGCAAGGATTTCAAGACTTTAGCACTAGTTGCTAGCGTACCTAACTCCTATTTTAACGCAATTGGGCGTGAAAAAGCGCAGGATGAACTGCGTATTATTAGCGAAACTAGCCGTCATATTGGCAAGGTTGGCGACAATATTGAGGCAGATTTGACCATCAAGTCAGCGGTTTATAGTGCCAACTATAACAAATGGTATCATACCGCCCTTACTGCTGACCAAAATTTGGTTTGTTTTCCGCTGTCAGAACAGTTAAATCGGGACGATATTATCTCTATTTCAGCCAAAATTCACAAGCATGACGATAATAATCAGACCCGATTGCACTATGTGCGGATTAAAAAAAGTGCTTGACATCCTCTAATTCTGTGTTATATTAAGTTATAGTCAATTGATGGAGAGCACGGATGCGCAATTCTTGGTCATTCTCTCAATATGTGGAAGAAATCATCACCCTTAGCGAAATTGCTGAAATTCCTGGTATTGAGGAATCCCGTGCTGCTCTTATCACGGAAATGTGGGGCAAATTTCCTAACGAATGTGTGGCAATTGGTCTCACAGACGGAGTTAAAAAATAACCCTTGACAGCCTCTAAATCTGTGTTATATTAGTAATATAAGCAATGGAGAAATAAAAATGACTGAATTCGAACTCATGCGCTACGGTATGTCTAGAGATGATATCCGTGAACAATATATAAACAGTATCTCTGCCAAAATGGTTGGCGTGGAAATGGCTGTCATGGGTATCCTTTCCGATTGTCAGGAAATGATGGCTAGGAAGAATCCAACAATTCCTTCCCCAAATACCGATGAATTTATCCGTCAGCAGTTAAATATCACCAAATTTATTATAAGCGAAATGATGACAAATAAACAAAAAAATGCTTGACATCCTCTAATTCTGTGTTATTGTTATAATATAAACAGTGCAACGGAGAATTTAAATGCAGTTGATCCCAACCAATCGTTTTGATAAGAAACTGTTCATCACCACGGGTGATTATGTTTTTTATGGTGCTGAACGCCGGTTTGTTGCACGTTTTAAACATTCTAAAAGCCCCTTTACTAAAGCAAAGTTCATCAAGGAACTGATTGCCAACCATACTGTTGAAGGCTACTTCATGGCTCTTGAACACAACAATCAGGCACCGCTTAATATCCTTCGTGACAAGAACGAGGACTGGTATTTTGAAATTCTTGAGGCGTTTTCTGGTCGTAATCTGCGGAAAGCAGCATAATTTTTTTGCTTGACATACCCCAATTCTGTGTTATTGTTATAATATAAACAGCAACGGAGATTTCCCATGGATATGCAATCTGGCCTCGCCGCTCTTATTGAAAAGTCAAAAGCCGATTATCTTGCTTGGAACGGTAATCGCACCAGTGATCCAATCGTCGCCAAGATGATTGAGGAATACAACGGCTCTATCCGTATTGAGGAAGGCAACAAGTATTTCAAGGTTGTTCAGCGTAATTCAGTGCATTCCTTCGTGGTTAAAAACGATGGACCAAAGTTTCGTGCAGGCGATATTTTGAAAGCAGCCTCGTGGAAGGCTCCTGCTATGAACTTTGCTCGTGGCAATGTTCTTGAAAACAAACTTGATTGCATCCGTTGGACGGGAGCACTGTAAAAAAATGCTTGACAACACAAAATAATATGCTATATTAAGTTATAGTCAACTGATGGAGAAACAAATGGCTAAGAACACTGACACTGCACTCACCGAAGTGCGCACGGTTACCCTCGCTGCCGCAAAGCGTGAGGTCATGGTTTGCGCTCGTCGCAAGCGTCCTGTATTCCTTTGGGGTGCACCTGGTATCGGTAAGTCCGAACTCGTTGCAGACCTTTGCGAAAGTCTTGGTGGCAAGTTGTATGACTTGCGTCTTGCACTTATGGACCCAAGCGACTTGAAGGGTGTCCTCTACTACAATCCTACTGTCGGCAATGCAATGTGGAATGCGCCACCTGATCTACCATCGGCAGAGGAAGCCGCAAAGTATCCTGTTGTGTTCTTGTTCCTTGATGAAATGAACTCTGCTGCACCAGCAACACAGGCTGCTGCCTACCAGTTGGTTCTTAATCGTCGTGTTGGTACCTATGAGTTGCCTGACAATGTTGTTATTGTTGCTGCTGGTAACCGTGACACTGACCGTGGTGTAGTCTATCGTATGCCATCGCCACTTGCCAATCGTTTTGTTCACTTGAACTTGCGTGTTGACTTTGAGTCGTGGAATGATTGGGCTATCAACCATGCTATCAATCCTGATGTGGTTGCGTATGTCACCTGCAACAAGAACGATCTGTTTAACTTTGATCCACGCTCAAGCGGTACTTCGTTTGCTACACCTCGTTCATGGTCGTTTGTTAGCGAGTTGCTGCAAGAAGACCTTAACGATACTGAACTCAACGACCTTGTGAGCGGTACGGTTGGCGAAGGTGTTGCACTCAAGTTTGCTGCCCATCGTAAGGTTGCAAGCCAGATGCCTAACCCTTCTGACATTCTGTCTGGCAAGGTCAAGGAACTTCGTACCAAGGAAATCGGTGCCAAGTATTCTCTCACAGTATCATGCTGCTATGAGTTGAAGGACTCATTTGACAAGCGTGGTGGTGAGCGTATGAAGGAAAACGATATCGTTTCATGGCATGAAGAACTTGACAATGTGTTCCGTTTCTACCTTGATAATATGGACACTGAGTTGCAAGTTATGATGCTTGCTACTATCCTTCGTAACTACAAGTTGCCTATGAAAACTAGTCGCTTGAAGAACTACAAGGATTACCATTCCAAGAATGGCGATTATATTCTCGCCGCCGTGCGTGATTAATTCTCGCCCCATCGTTCTCCATCAGTGAGGGCGAGTTATAGGGGAGCAGTTGCAACTGCTCCCCTATAACTCGCCCTCACTGATGGAGAACGATGGGGCGAGAATTAATCACGC